CCAAGTACTGGGGCTAAGTCTGCTGCTGCCAGGTTACCTGCTCTAATGGTAGCTGTAAAAATATCCATTGCCTTGGCAGCACTCATATTCTCTGGCCCATAGGCTTGCATTACTGCTGTAACTGCCTTGGCTATTTCCCCAGTCTCACCCATGCCTACAGCACTGCCTTTGGCTGCCATTTCTAAAACCTGCATGGCTTCAGCTCCTCTTAGACCAGCTGATGTTACAGTAAATAGAGCATCTGCTAAATCAGCAGGTGCCTGTGCTGTTCTGCCAGCGAGTTCTAAAACATCTTTCTTGAAGGAATTAACAACATCTGAAGAAATGCCAACCAAGGTTTGAATCTTGGTCATGCTCTCATCAAAGTCAAAAGCAAGTTTTGTGGCGGCCCCTCCAGCTGCTAGTATAGGTAAGCTTATATTTCTGGTAAGGTCTCTGCCAGTGTTCTGCATGGTCTTACCCAAGGCTCTCATTTCCTTGGTAGCCTTCTGCATTTTAGTGGTGAAGTCTTTTAAATCAACACCAAACCGGACCGTAACCTGGGCTATACTTGCCATTGAATAATGGGTTTAATTGTCTGACAAAAGCCACTGCCTGGCCCTTTCCATATTCTCGTTTGTTGGTATTGGGCTGGCAGCTTGTTTAATCTCTTCATCCCACCTAAATGGGTGGTATAATTGTGGGTGCCAAAATTGTTTTTGCGCTTGCTTGCTAAAGTGTGGCCTTGCAGCTAGCCAGCCTGTGAGCCTTGCAGATTCTAAAATTATTTTTGCTTCCTGTTCTGCCTTATTATTGTAGGCCTTCATCATTACTTGAAAGGCCCTTGGGGTAAGATCAAAGAAAGCATCTGGGTTAATATTAAGGCAGGAAGCTGCCATGCCCATATTTTCTGCTATTACTTTTTCAAGGGGCTCCTCCTCTGCTTCCTGTTCTGAGGAGCCTGAGCCTTTTCCTGTAAAGTCTTACTATTTTCAATCACCTGAGTGATGGTGGCCAGTAAGCTTAGATCCTCCTCAAACCAGTCTTCCATATCAGAAAGCTCAAAATCTACTTCTTCCTTTTCCTTGATAGCACCATGTTTGAAGCCAATAAAAGCCATCAGCTCTACTTGGTCCAGTTCATCAGTGCCCTCAGTGTTTGTTTTGGAGAGCTCCTTAATGGCTTTGTAAGAAAAGAGGAAAGGCCTGTCCTTTCCTCCTGCTTCTATATTTTCAGTCACCATGGCTTAAACTGATGCTACTGTTACTGTTACTGTGCCTGAACTTTCAAAATTGAAAGAGTAAGTAGCCTCTGCATCATTAGGTGCAGATATACTTAGGTTTGAAATTAAAACAGTGCCCCCATAAGTTACATCACCAGTGGCTGGTGTCTCTGGCTGGAAAAGGAAAGGAACAAATGTTCCATCATCTGCCAGCGTGAAGATGTCATTAGCGTTAATTTCGCCAGAAACATCTGAGAACCTCATCAAACCATTGGCTGATCCTGTAATCTCTTTACCTCTGCCTGGCTTCTTTTTCTTATACCCTCCGCTAGATTGTGAGCTCACATCAATAGTGGGTGCATTGAAGGTCAATTCAACCCCCTTAATACAGCCTACAATATCGTGAGTTGTTCCGCCATCGCTGGATAGCCTAAGGAATAGATCACCCCCAATTATTTCACCTGTTAATGCTGCCATTTTGTTTTACTTTGAGTTTTCGACCTGATTAATTATTTCTTCTGAATCAGCTTTTGGCTGGTCCGTTACTTTCTTTTTCTTTGGCTGGGCAATAAAGCCTGCAAGCTGTAGCGCCTTTACTTTGTCTGATCCATTTACTTCAATGGTGCCACCAGTTTTCATGGTTACATTTCCAAGTGAATAATCTCTAAGTAGTTTATGCTCTGCCATGCTTTCTTATTTTACTATAAAAATACATTCCTAATTAGGTTGTTATCTTTTATCGAATTATAGCACTACACAAAGCCTGTATCTATGTTCGAGAACAGCAGATTTTAACTCATCATTAAAGCCATCTTCTTCTACCCCTTCATACTTGCAGTATTTTATATTAATGCCTGCAACTGTTCCCTTGTAATTGTCTAAGATCCCCCTGGCTAAAGTAGCAATAATGCCTGCCTGAGTAGTAGTAGTGGCTACTACTGAAAGCACCACATCTTTCCATTCTTGTGTGGCTGGGTTACCTTGCGTTTGCGTTGGCATGCTGTCGTCTGGGTAAAGAATAGCGTATGGCTTAGCTGCGCCTGGTGGAGCTATGTAACTGCTTATACCTCCACTGCATGCTGTAGTGAATTCAGCGTTGGCATTCAATAAAGTAAACATTGCTTTTGCACTCATCTGAAAATCTTTTTTAATTGTTTTTCTGTAAAGGCTAGCATTTGCCTTTCTGCTTCTGCTATGGCTTGGCTCTCACTGGCATTGGCTCCTTTTTTCACCAGGTTTAATGCTGGCATTTTACCTGTGCTAATATTTTTGCCATTTCTAACTACTCCAAAAGCTGAGGTTCTTTTTTTTCTTCTAAATCTTTCTTGAGTTCCGTGTTCTAAAATATGGCCATGAAAACCTTTGTAGCCATTTCTTACTCTAAAGCCTACCAATATATTAGGGAAGGTTTTACTCTTTCCGGTTATATTGCCTACTGATTGCCAGAGGTTGCCCGAATTATCATGCTTTATTACTTGGCTTCTTATGGCTCTGATTGTAGGGCTAGTGCATTTTCTTAGCACCTTGAGCACTTCTGCTCGCTGGTATTTATCAGGAATTTGGCTTACTTGGTAAGCGAATTGTTCAAAACCTTTTAATTCAAAATCTGAATTAGGTCCTGATGGTGAGCCTCCACCTCTTCCAGCTTGTGCTTCTCTTAGCCTGGCACCCATTATTGTGCTCCTTCTATTTCAATGCATTGTAATTCTAAAGCCTGCCTTCTGCCTAATTCAGTAACTGCTGTTACTTGGTATTCTTTGGTGCCCTCCACAATTCTGCACTTGGCTGTAATATTAGCCCCCCACCTTACTATATATGTGGCTTCTTGGGTGGTGTTTAGTTTACCTTCTTCTGCCTGCTCATTGCCTTTCTTAAATTTTCTTTGGGCTGGAATATTGGTGTACAAATTAGACCAACTATCTACAGGCAGACCATCAGCAGCCAATGAGGGGGCATTGGCTTGTATGCTGATTAGCCTGTCAAATGATCCTATGTTAAGGGATTTGAGCATTAAATTCTTTTGGGTTTAATCAAGTTCAAGAAGTGCCTGCTTGTCATTGGCACTTTATTTACTATTGTGCCGGTTACCACATCCTGCCTGTTTTCATTCAGGTGGGTAAGCACTAACTTAATGGCTGCGGTTAATTGCTTAGGCACTGGCTGTACTGCTAAGTACCAGGTGCTGCCATTGGCTGTAATATCTATTGCAGTGCCTCCACTGGTGGCACTAAGTTTTAAGGTGGTTGATGTGGAATTTACCACATAATATATTTTATTAGCTGTTAGGCCTGTTGGCACAGCACCATCCAGGGCAGCATATACCATTACCTGGTCATTGTCTGTAAATGGGTGAGCCTCTAGGGTTATTGCATCTGTGGTTGCATCTGCTGTGGCTTGGGCTGCATAGCCTACCACATACTTTATGAGCACAGCATTTATTTTATTATATGTACTAGGCCAGCTGGCTACTACTTGCACTCTTGCATAAGTACTGTAAGTGTCTACTCTGTAAGCAGAAGTGGCTAGTGTTTGTAATTCATCATCATCATCATAGTATTGAATGCTGAGCACCTTTACTGCTGGAATACCCTGCAATTCAAAATTAGCACTGGGGAAAGCATCAAAGGCCTGCTGTACTGTGGAGAACATACAGGTAATACCTGTATAATCTTCTGCTTCAGTAGTGGCAGTCTCTATTAACAGCTGCACCCAGGCATCATCTTCAGAATGATAGAAGCCAAGTTGTTTCTTGGCTTCTGCCAAACTTACAGGGTAAGCTTGTGATGGTATGATGGTTTTGATTCTCATTTTACTTTACAATCTCAATAGATTGAGTATTTACTAGCTCTGCAATTCGTTCTTTGGTTAGCTTAACTATGCCCACATCATTTGTGTGGTAGCCAAAGCCCCCAACTGGCTTCAAGAATTTAACTTTTACAGTTAACTTCGCTGGTTCTTTTTCTTCTTGGTCTAATACTTTTGATTTTGCTTTAGTCACGATTTTAGAATTTAAGAAAAGGGCAGATTGCTCTGCCCTTTTGTATGTTTTAAAATTTACTTAGGCTACAGTAATGTCCTTCACTACTGATATCATTCCACCTTGCAATACATGGAAGTCAGCATACTGGTTCACCACCATTCTGGTCATGTTATTGATTGACTGAGTGTAAGGATCGACTAGAATTTCTAAACCACCCCACTGTGCAAATGCAGATCCTGAGAAATTACCTAATAACGCAGCATGGCAAACACCATCAGCTGTACCCTTGGTAAGTGTCTTAGGAATCTGGTTACTCGCTTCTGAGGCATACCCATTAACAGTGTTTGTTAATCGATCCCAAGCAAACATGCCAGAGCCATCATCTAACTTCAATAGTTTTAGAAATTTCTTGACTTTTGGGGTAGTCATAAAAGCAATATTCCCAAATGCCCCATCTGCATTTTCTAAAGCCTCTTCCAAAGCAAGGAGTATTGCATCTGTTATTGGCCCACCATTAGTTCCAATAGCAATCACATTTACGGCAGAATCGAAAACAATGCCTGTTGGCTGGTCGTTTGCACCGGTTCCTTGAATACCGCCTCTGTCAATAGCAAG